TCGCGAGAGGCCGCGAGACGGAATCCGGTTCCGTCCACCATCCCGGCGTAGACGTAGGACCACTCGTCGAGATCGGTGACCTTCCGGATCTGCGCCAGCGCCTTGCCCTGGCCCGGGTAGACCTTGCCCATCGCATGTTCACACTCGAACGGGTCCTCCCCGCAGATCGAGCAGGTCATCGTGTCGTAGTAGAGCCCGGCGCTTGCTTCCTTGATCACGCCACCGTCGACGTTAGAGATCAGCGCCTGGGGATCGAGGAAGGGATGGACCCGCAGCGTGAAATAGCGAAGCGTGAGCCAGGTGGTATCTCCGTCCTTCTCGATCAAGCCATCGATGGTGGTGCCGACCGGAAGCCCATCGCTGCCCGGCATGAACGTCGCGTGCGCAAGCATCACCGGCGTGCCGGGGGCGAGAGGAACGATCTTGCGCAGCTCGTCGGCCGGGATCACGCGGCGGCCATCTTTGAACGGCCGGTCATTCAGCAGCTGGACCGCGCGGATGATGACGTCGTTCGGGCTGAGCGGTCTGAGCACTCCCTCCATGGCGTTGATCTTGGCGAGCAGCTCTTGCGTCACCTCTCCGGGGACGCCGACCGGGCGACTCTCGACCCGGGCCCTCAATCTCATCGTCATGACGACCTCCCCGCACCTACGGCGTGTTGAGCTTCTGCACGATCTGCTCCGCCAGCTCCTGCGTGTTCGCGTACCCCACCACTCGCTCGCGCACCCCGTCGGTCTGGATGATCTCGAAGCCTTGCGGGCTCTCCGGGCCGGTAGCGAACTCCGAACGCTTCGAGACCTGGACGGCTATGAACAGGGCATCACGCGTGGCCGCGTCGCGGGCGGCCTCAAACGCCAATGCAGCGTTATGGACCGCGATCCGCTTTTCGGCCAAGGTCATGACGCCATCCGCGCCCGCAGCATGTGGGTCTCGGCCCACGGCCAGATGTTTCCGCAGCGCCGACAGTGAGCCAGCTTGTTGGCCCTCGGTTGCCCGAAGCGGTCACCACAGCGTATGCAGACCACGCTGGTCATGCGCCGCTCCGTCGGTTCGATCGTTCCGCATTCCTCGGCCCGGCGCAGACGGGGCATCATTTCCTGCCCGCGTAGAGGTACTCGCCGATCCGGTTCGACGGTTTCCCGTTGCCGTTGCCATGCGAGCCGGCGAAACGATTGCCAACCCGGCGCCAGCGCAGCTGCTGCTCATCGACGACAGGGATCAACGTGCAAACGCAGTTGATGGTCTCGCCCGGTGGCCCCGCGGGGTCTCCCGGGTAAAGCATCGGCACGCCACCGACATCGAACGTTTCGCCGATCGCCCGCACCTGGCCGTCCAGACCGCGGCCGCCGTCGCTGGCCGAATAGCGGCCTTCGGGGTCTTCGCTGTGCCGGCCTCCGAGCCCGCTGCGCGAGGTGAGCCACTCGTGGCGCTCGACGATGCCCGATTGCTTCCAGCTCTCCATCGCGGCGAAGTTATAGGCCGGCTGGGTCTCCGTGCGCGCGATGGTGGCCACGTTGTTGCGGCGACCCTCGAAGACCTGGTCGATGCGGCCGATCAGCTCAGCCAGTCCCTCGTGAAGCTCGATCCCCTCGGCAATCGACTCGCGCAGCAGGCCGCGGGTGGTGCCGTCCGGCATTCGAATCGCGCGATCGACCTGCTGGCGGATGAACTCGGCCCAGTTGCTCGCCGTGATGTCGATCTGGACCTCGAGGGCGACGCCGGCAGCCTCCTCGAGGTCCTGCAGGGCATCGATCGCCCGCACGCGGAGCAGTTGCTCGAGGAGCTTCGCGGCGCGCCTTTCGTCCTCGGGCGAAGGGTCATCCATCAGACCGCTGATCTCCAATGCGAGCCGCACGGCGCGCCCACGTTGCACACGGAGCCGTCCGTCCGAGGCGTCCCAGGCGGCCCGTAGGCGCTCGCGCGCGATCGCGCGCTGCTCGGCCACCCGCTCCAGCAAGAGCGCTTCCATCCTGGCGCGGTAGGTCTCCAGGCGGAATCCGGCGCGCCGGCGCAGGTTCTCGCGCTCCTCCCCGCTGGCGAGTTGGAGACGCTGGCTCGTGCGCTTGGGCTTGGGCGGTGGGCTCGGCTCCTCTGCCGGCGGCTTCGCATCTCCCCCTGGCTGACCGAACGGAGAGGCGATCGGCAGGGGCGCGATCGAATCGGATCCCTCTTCGCTCACCTCTGGCTTGCGAGTCGCGACCCGAACTTCGTTCTGAGTCCAGACCGGTTTTCCGCCGGCGAGTTTCTGGAGGTTCACCGCCTGCTCGATCAGGATCTGCTGCACCATCGGGTGCTCGGTGATGTCAGCCTTCAGGTGCACGTCGCGGCCGAAGCGCGGGCAGAGCCGCTCGTTCAGGATGTCGATCATGCCACCGATCTCGCCCTCGATCTTGGACAGGAAGTAGAGAGCGACGTCGGTCTTGCTCCCCTCCGACAGCGCGCCACCCTCTTGGATCCCCATCCGCCAGGGCGGAATCCCCATCGCGAGGATGATCTTCGAGTCGATCACCCCGAGCTTCTTCTCGACCTCGATCTCCGAGGGCTTGGGGCCGTTGGCGATGTACTTGAGCCCCTGAACGATCAGCGGCAGGAAGACCTTGCCATCCGTCACGCCGGCGTGGCGCGCGACCATGCGATTGGCAATGTCGACCAGCTGATCATCGGTGTACCGCACACTCGAGGTCTCGTCCGTCGCCCAGATGCCGGGATAGACCCCACCGTGACGGAAGAGCTCCTTCATCCACAGCAGCGCGAAGTACTCGGCCTCGTAGTCGTTCTTCACCGCCTCGATGTCCGACACTCCAGCCGGGCGATCGAGCGGGGTGTAACGCCGGAAAGGGATCACGTTGTCGGTGTCGATTGGCTCCCAGGCTCCCTCGCCCCCGGATTGGAACTCATAGCCCATCACCCGCCGCCCCCGGCCCGGCACGGGGCGGGTCAGCTGTCCGGGCATCTCACGCAGATACAGGGGCGGCTTGTTCGCGCCGGGATCGGGGCCGGCTCCCTCCATCATCAGGTAGCCGTTTCCGTTCAGGATCATCGATCCGAACACCGCCTCGCGCAGTTGTCGCCCGGTCTGCTCAGGGTTTGCGTAGTGCAGCAGATCGGCGATGTTGCCCCCGACGTCGGTCATCTTGCCGGTGCGCTCGATCTCCACTTCGCTCTTGGCGCGTCCCCGGTACGCCCGAATCGTGATCGATCCGAGATCCTGCTGGAGCAGGTTGACGCCGGCCTTGACGATGCCCACCGAGAAGAAGGCATTGACGTGCGAGAGCTCGCGCGAGGTCTGCTGGAGCATGAAGCCGATGAAGTGATCCGGCCAGTCGGGCAGGATTCGGGCGGGGCGCTTGTTCCCGCCTGAGGGCCAGGTGCGCGAGAGTCGCACGATCCCGCGAGTTATCGCGCGCTCTGCCCCGAGCCCGAAGGCGGTCACGTTGCGGAGCAGGCTCATCGCACGCTCCGGATCATGGCGTATCCGACCAGCGTCAGCGTCGCCCCACACAGCATGACGGCCCAGAACAAGTTCCCGGCCTGAATCATGCGCACCATCCAGGTCCCTAGCGTGGCGAAGACGCCCCAGGCGCCGCAAACAAGGCCGGCAGCGAGCAGGACGCTGCCCGTGGCCTGGCGCGTGCGGGGCTTCACCCGAAGAGCCCGATCCGGCGCACCTGGCCATGGGAGACGACCATGTAGCGATCCCGGTCGAGTCCGTGGTTGTCGCGATCGACCGGGACGTTGAACCGCTTGGCCGAGGCGTCGCTCAGGGTGTCCTGGCGCTTGGGCCAGCGGTAGCGCCCGAACTCGCGCAGCACCGACGTCGGCAGCTTCTCTCGGATCAGGCGCGGGTCGGGGTCGTGCGCCAGCATGTCGCGCACGTAGAGCAAGCGCCGCTGCTTGAGCCACGCCTGCATGACACCGATCCCGGCCTCGATGTCCTTCACCGCCGGCGCCGTCCACACCCCGGCCTTGGCGAGCTCGTTGCGCCATGCCAGGTCGTGGTCGCTCCAGCTCTCGGTGACGTGGAACTCGGTCAGGTAGGGACGCAGGTTTCGCGCTTCGTCCTCGTCCGCGAGGCCCGCGCGCCGCGCCGCGAGCTCGCGGCGCTCCTGCTCGATGATCCACTTGGCCCAATCCGAGGGAGCCCGGTCGGTCCCGTAGCCCTCCCGATAGCACACCAGCTGCTCGCGCGACCCGGACCCGATGCCGGCGTACCAGGCAACCGTGAACGGATGGTTCGTGCCGAAGTCGAAGGACCGGTAGCGCGGCCACTCGGGCGGCGGGTACCCGCCCCAGCGCGCCCAGGATTGCGGACGATCGATCTGGTTCACGACCGGGTTGTAGTGCTGTCCGTAGACCAGGCCCTCGGCTCGCACCCAGCGACCGTGCCCGAGCCGCTCGCCCCATACCGTGCCGTCGAGCTCGGCTAGGCGGTCGCGGTAATCGTCGGTCAGGTTCTCCTGGTTGTCCGACTCCTGGGACAGGATGACCTCGAAGCGCACGTTGCCGGTCTTGCGGTCGATCTCCTCACGCATCCCACCAGACTCGATTTCGAAGTCGACGTTGAGCCAGTGCTCGGGGTCGTCCGCATTGCAGATCAGCACCATTTGGCGGGGCGCGAGCCCCAGTTCCTGCGCACGCCGTTCGACCCATGGGTCGGTGAAGTTGAGACGGGTCTGCATGAGGCCCAGATGCTCGCGCTCGATCTGCTCGGCCTGGTCGACGATGAACAGACCGTATTCGGTCGACAGCTTGCGGCCCGGATCCACCAGGCCGAACACCACGATCTTCGATTGGCGCAGCTCGCCGTCGTCGCAGCGCACCGGCGGGAACAGGAAGCTCGAGGCGGACTGCTTCCACAGCCGGTTGTAGAGCGGGATGCCCAGCAGCTTGCGCATGCTCTCGAGCGTCGAGTCGTCCATCGAGGCGCGCTCGAGCCGGGTCAGAGCGATCGGGATCCCGGGGAGTGCGAGCGCGGTCTCGACCGCCTTCATGCAGGCGCCGTAGCTCTTGCCGCGGCGCACGATCGACGACCACACGATCGTGGGCGAGGTGCTGACCTGCAACCGCTCCTGGGCGTAACAGTTCGGTGCGATTTCCCGGACCAAAGAGGGGCCGGGGGACAAGCGCCCCGCCTCGGATCCGGTACTACCGAGCCCCACCGTCATCGCCAGCCCCACCACCGCCCCGGCCCATGCTCGCACGCGCGCCTCAGTGCACCGCCGGCGGCGGGATTTCCGACTCCCCGCCCCCGGGGTGCTCCGCACTGTTGCCGTCGTGCCCGTTGCTCTTCGGCTCCGGGCCCGGCTCCTGCAGCGCCGAAGGCTTCGAGAAGCCGATCCGGCGGAATACCAACTCGGGCAGCCCGTCACCACCCTCGAGCCGGGTCGTCGTCTGGCGCGTGAACCCGGTGCGGTCCCAGAGATCCTGGGCGACCATGACCCGCTGCGAGGGGGTGACGTGGACCCGGACCCTGCGCGGTCGGCCGCGCGAATCGAGGGCGATCGAGCCGTTGACATAGATCGGCTCCGTCAGCGGCTTGCCCTGCCCATCACGGAGATCGTCCTGCAGCACCTGGCGGACCAGCTCCTCGCAGGTCGGCCAGTGGGCGGTGCGCAGGCGGTTGATGGTTTCCTTGACCTGAGCCTTGATGTCCGGATCGGTGGCAACCTGCGCCGCGGCCGCAGACGTCATGCGGCGCTTCGGCCGTGGCCGCTTGGCGTTCTTCCTGACCGCCGCGGCCTTCACCGCGCTCTTGCGTTCCTTCGCACCCCGGATCCGTCCCACCGCCACCCCTCCCCACCCCTCCCCCCGCGCGCGCGCGCCGTCCCGTTAGCGTGCCGCGCGGGGGGCCACCGATTCGACTAGCGAACTCGCAGGAAGTCGAGCCGCACCTTGGCCCCGGTCCACACCGCCGCAGTGTTGCCGTCGGCGCGGATGATCGGCCGCCACCAGCGCTGCAGCCATGGGGTACCGGCTCCAGTCGTGCCCACGGCGTCGGAGTCGCAGGTGATCGGCCCGCTGATGTACTCGTCGCCCGAGGTCCCGACCAGGGCGATGAAGGTCGCGTTCTGGCCCCAGGTGGTGCCGTCGCTGCTGGTTTGGATCGCAACGAAGATCGAATCCATCGAGGTGTTGGCGCCGCCGTACACGGACAGCCGTGCGCAGCCGTGTGCCGTCGCCGGCGTCGAGCTGTGTCCCCAAAACCACTGCGCGGTGTCGATCGCGACCAGGGTGTCGAGTGTCCCGGTGGTGCCGATCGCGCCGTTGATGCTGATCGTCGACGAATCGACGAAGCCGAGCGCATTGACGCCCGACTTGAACGTTCGGTTCTTGAGATCGTAGCGATCCGCGATCGGAAGCTGCGCGAATGCCGGGACGACTGCGCACAGCGCGATCAGCGCACCGAGCATGAAGGCCGCGAATCTCGAAGCTCCCCGCATCATCCACCCCTCCCGGCCGCTTCGCGGCCCTCTCACCCACCCGTTCCCACCCCGTCGCCGGCGCCGGGCGGCGCGCGGCAGTCTGCTGAGCGGCGTTATACCCCCTAACGTTCGTTTTCCGGTAGGCGTTTTTTTTGCAGACGTCTGCGCGCATTCACGGCTCCTCCACCGTCATCGAGACGTCTACGCCATCGGTCCGTTCATGCACCCGGACTCGGATGGCGATCGCCTTCGTGATCACGATGGTTCGCTCGCCATCGGCTGGTGAGGCCTTCCCGCCTTCCCGCCTTCCCGCCCGAGCGCGCTGTGGGCAGGTGAGGGCGTTGTGGCCCAGCTGATCACATAGCCCGCAGTGCTGGGGCCGGCGGCGCTTGCGCACGGCGGCTCGTGACTTCCCGGGATTATCGATCGCCTCGCGTTGGGCGCGGAGCGCTCCCCGAGCCCGAGACTGAGCGATTGGCGTCGGCTTTCGATCCCGCTTCTCGGCCAGATCCTCCCCGCTCACGCCCGGCGGCAGGACGCGGACCTTGCCCGTGCCGGTGTATTTCGCTGGTGCTGGTCGGTTCTGCATCGCTCGCTCCCCCGTGGACACGTCCGTGGCTCGATACTCCCCCCGGGCAAGTTGCTAGCGGTCACGGTCCCCGCGTCCGGGTGGTTGGCATAGCGAGCGTGGTTCCGTCGATGAGCTGCTGCACCTGGCCGAGTGCTTGGGCAGCGCCGCCGGGATGGGCGATGCGATCAGCGTCGGCCCGCTGGCGGTCCTGCTCGAGGCGGTCTAGGACTTCGGCGCTGCGTTCGGCGGAGGCCTCGGGGTTGGCACGTCGCTCGGTGCCTAGGGTGTGGGCCTGGGCCACCCAGGCACGGAGCACGAACTCGAGGTCGCCGGTGAAGGGTTTCTCGCGGTGCCGGGCGATGACCTTGGCCCAGGTCAGGTCGACGTCCTGGTCGGGGTACTGAGCCTGGAGTTGGTCGAGCACCTGGCGCATGCGGGGGTCGGACTCTGGGTCCGGTTCGGGGTGTGAGCGCTTGCGCGCCGAGCCAGCCAGCGGGGGTTCCTCCGGGACTGGTACAGGCGTCTGATGCTGGCTAGCTGGTTCGATAGATCTAGATTCTGGTTCCTGCTCTGCTCTGCTCCTGCTCTGCTCCTGCTCCTGCTCCGCGCGCGCGCGCGAGGGGGCGGACGGTCCGCCTGAAAAAGGAGGACGGTCCGCCTTTCTAGGGCGGACGTTTCCGGGTAAGTCGTTGCGGTTCGGTGGTGCTTCTGTTTCGCTTCCGCCCTTGCTCCATCGAGTGTCTTTTATCCACTTTCCGTTCCGCTCGAGCCATTCATGGACGACAAGCTCGTTTCCGACCCGGTCGACGAAGCGCAACTCGGTCAGATCGGCCAGGATTCCGGACGGCCGGGCGAGCCCGATTTGGGCCCCCAGGTAGGCGTCGGTCCAGTGGGTGATCACCCCCCTCGGAGCATGCCGGCGGACGGTCCGCCAGAAGCGGTAGAAGAACGCCAGCCCCCTATCCGTCGACCACCCCCGCCGGGTGACGAAGGCGTGGAACTTGTCGTTCCCCTCGAGGTCGGTGTCGATCGCGTACCAGGGCATCAGAGCCTCGCCACGGCGATGCGGCAGACGATCATGCCGCAGGTGGTACAGGCGAGCAGGAGCCAACCCCCAGGGCGTTCGTAGACCACCCTGAAGTCGGCCTGGCCATGGCACAGCGGGCGCAGCCGGATCCCGGCCGGCATGATCGCTCCGGCGCCCTGGTACATCACCGGGTCGTGCGGCTTGGTGAACAGCTTGTCGAGCTCGAGCAGGCCGATCGGCTTCACAGCAGCGCCTCGAGCTCGAGCACGTCGCGGACCACCAGGCAGTAGGCTCCCGCTGCTCGGAATCTCTCCTGCTGGCGGCGCTGCTCCGCTGTGCGCGTGGCGTTGCCGGTCTTCACTTCGATCAGGAGCATTTGCCCCACCGGATTGCATCGCCCAGGCGGAAGGCAGCCGATGATGTCCGAGATCCCGACCTGGCGCGGGTTGCTCTTGAGCTCGAAGCCGCCGCGCTTGCCGGGCACGGGAATGCCGGTCGTGGCGATCGGGACCGCGGGGATGTTGTGGAGCGCGAGCCAGTCCAGGCACGCCGAGACCCGGGCGTGGTGCGCCCGGGTCGATCCGCCGAGGAGTCGGTGGAGGTCTTTGGCGTGGGCTCGAGGTTGCGGCATCGATTCCCTTCGGTGCTGCGTGTGGTACTCGGTACTGCGGGCGTTTCTACTGGGACGTGCCAGGTCCAGCTTCTTCCCTTCAGTGAACGGGTTTACTCGGGTTGCCGCCCGTGTCCCTCCTTTCCTCCGCGCTTCGAGCCACTGAACTGCGATGCCTTCGGGCAGGTGGCGAAATGCGAGACGAACACGGGCGGCCCATTGAATGTCGGACCGTTGACGCGGATGCAGGCAACACCCTCGGGGTGCTCCCTAATGGCATACGTCGGGGCTCGCGGATCCAGTAGGGATCCTCGAGCCGTTGTCGTCAACCGCCCAGACGATCGGCTTGCCGCATCCCTTGCAGGGGACGGTCTTCATTCCCAACGCACCTCGACTTCGCGCCCGTTGGGGATCGGTCGGAACGGCCCGAACGTGGCGGCCGCGCTCCGGTCCGGTGGCACGCCGAGCCGGCTCAGGATCCAGCACAGCATCGGCCGGTTCTCTGGATCGCCGGGATACGCCGGACACAGGACGGAGTCGACCGGGGCGACCGACAGCACGACAGACAGCAATAGCTCGTTCATCCCCATCCCTCGTCGATGACCATGCCGACCATTTCGCCACCGGCTCCCATCATGGCGAGGCCCATCAGGATGATGCCGGTCATCCAGTCCCAAGGTGCCGTGATCCAGTCCTCTCCACCACCGTGCATGCTACTCACCTCCTTCGGTTCATGAGAACAGCTCTGCCCGCGCCCGCACCTCGCCGCGTCCGACCGTCTCGACCAGGCGGCGGGCGCTGAGGCGCTGCAGATATGTGTCCCGGGTCGAGCGCGCGTACCCGGTGGCTTCCGTTATGCGATCGCGATCGACCGCCTTGGGGTAGGCGCGCGTGACCGCCTCGAGGATCTCCCGCTCCCCTTTGGGCAGGCGCTCAAGCCAGTGGGCGCGGAGCTGATCACCTGTCGGCAGCGGCTCGAAGTCGCCGAGCGCGTCGACGCCGGCCTGGGTCACGACGATCGCGGCCCCCAGAACCTCCAGGAGCCCGCGCTGGCCCAGGCGCTGGATGTAGGTGTCGCGTGTGGAGCGGCGGTATCCAGTCAGCTGGGTCAGTTGCTCGCGCGTAACGCCTTCGGGGTGCTGAGCGATCGCGGTGAGGACCTTGAGCTCCCCGCTGCCGAGCCTGTCCTGTCCGTTTCCCGACGCCGGCGTCCGATGGGCGACAGCCTGGCGCGGTGCGACCGGCACAGGACTGCGGATCAACGTAGCCGGCGCCGGAATATTTCTCGTAATATTTTGCGCCGCTCCCAGCCGGTGCTTGTGGAGCGCGGACCAGGCGGCAATGGTCTGCTGGGCAACGTCGATGGCCTTGCGTATGCCCTGCAGTTCCATGCCGAGCAGGTCCAGTTTCTCCCAGCTGACCACCGGCACCTCGACCCGCTCGATCTTCGGTGGCACCGGGTTGGTGTCACTCGCCGCCTTAACCTGGCGCTCGAGCTCAGCGATCCGCCGGCGCAGCTCCTTCGGGTCCTGCTCCTTCGCCCGCTCGATGGTGGCGGCCATGCGGGCACGGACCTTGCCGAGGTCGACGTCGGCCAGAGTTGCCGCCGGCCGCGCGCCCCGAACGTTCTTCGGCGTCGCTCCCGAGTCGAACGTCGCGCGCCGGCGGACCTGGACCCGCTTCATCGTCTTGAGCCACTGCGGAGACCAGACCCAGGCCTCGCCGGCGCCGAGCTTGTCGAGCGTCGCCAGGATCTCGCGGCTCTGTCCGTGGTGCTGGATCCAGGCCTCGATCGCCTTCTTGTCCTGGGGCGACGTGGTGCGCAGCACGAACAGCGTCTCGACCTGGGTCAAGACGTTCTTGTTGAGCGCCGCGGATCGCTGGGTGATGAGAGTGATCCCGAGACCGCGCGAGCGGCCGCGGCGCACCACGTTCTCCCACACCCGCAGCAGTCGGGCCTGCTCGCGGAACGGCCGCTGCGGGGCGTAGTCGTCGGCCTCTTCCAAGAACAGGTGGAGCGGCTCGGTGTTGCGCCGGTAGAGCCGCTCGCCGAAGTCGATCAGGAAGCGCGTCTTCGCCCCCTCCGAGAGCTCCGAGACGTCGAGCACGCAGCTGACCCGATCGTCCACCACCAGGTCGGCGAGCACCTGGCCGCCGGTCTCCTCGAGCGGCACGTCACCGTGGCAGCCGCCGAAGATCAGGATCTCGAGCCCCGGAGCGGTGCCGTCGGCTGAGCTGCGCAGCCCCCACCAGGCGCCGACCGGATCGACCACGACGAACGGCAGCCGAGCCTTGTGCATCTCCTCGGCCATGACCGCGGCGAGGTTGCTCTTGCCGGCGCCGCGCACCGCGAGGATGCCGAAGGTCTGCGTGATCGCATCCGCGGGCAGCGCGAGGCCGGCGCCGAGGTGGAGCATCATGCCACCGTCACTCGCGGCGAGAGAATCATCTGACCACCGGCGAACTTGGAGGACTCTATCTTGACCTCGCCTTCGATGGCGCGATCGGCGAAATAGACGGGAAGGTGATCCCGGTCCTTCGCGACCTCCTGGAGCTTCTCGATCAGCTCGCGGACCGTCACTTCTTCCTCCCCTCCTTCGCCCGCGTCTTTCCGGATCCGGATTTGGCGGGCTTTTCGACCGTGCAGAAGGAGCAGAGGGTCTTCTGCTTGTTCGCCCAGCCGCAGGTCTCGCCGGTCTTGGCGCTGATGCAGGCGTTGTCTTCGGTGCATCCGCACTCGGAGCAGGTGCCGGGCGTGGGCTTGCCCTTCGCGGGCTTCTCGACCGGCGCCTCGGCCTTGAGGATCTTGCGCACGTCGACGCCGAGCTTGTCGGCGAGCTTCGGGAAGTGCTCCCAGGCGAGCCATTGGTGGGCCTGGTCGTAGATCACCAACCAAGCGGCGAAGCGCACGACGTCGTCGGCGTGGCTGCCGAGCTCGACGTACTTTGCCGGCGCCTTGCCTTCGCGTGGCTTGAGGAAGTCGACCAGGAGGTTACAGAGCGCGCTGCCGCGGGCCGGGCTCGCCTTCTTCACCCTCTCGGCGACCGCCTCGAGGATCGCGGGCAGCGCCTTGTTCCAGCGCGCGTGCACCTCGTCGCGCTTCTTGCGCTCGACCTCCAATTTGTCGCGCTTCGGCGGCGCTGCCGGCTTCGCGGGGGCAGCCTTCTGTCCCGCCGCCCGCCGCTTGCGTGCCTTCACCTGGGCGGGCCAGTGCACGGCGCACTTGTCCTTGTTGACGCAGACCGCGAACGCTTCGCCGCGGTCGCGCCCGACAGCGACGAACCCGGTGACCGAGTACTCGCACGTCTTCGAGCCCTGCTCTCCGTCCGCGCGTGCCCATGAACGCGGACCGAAGGTGCGACCCTCGCGGGCCTCCTCGGGGATGTAGTTCGAGTGGGTGATGGGAATGATCTTCTTCGCGCCCTCGAGCTCCGCCTTGGTCTCGGGGAACAGGATCGGATCCGGCTCCTTAGGGTCGAACCGGACATGCTCGTCGATCCAGCCCTGCAGCTCGCGGACCGTGCGGACCTTGAGTCTCATGAACGGATCGGTCTCGAGACGCTTCTCGTAGGTCTCGTCGTCCAGATCGAAGAGCGTTCGCTCGGACTGCCAGAGAGCGGAGTGTCGGCCGTAGCTGTTGCGCGCCTCCTTGGTGTCCATCGCGCGCTTCTGATCGGCAGCCTTGAGCCGCGCGAGCAGGATCGCGTGCCCGGCGGTGATCCGGTCCTCGAGGAAGAGCTTCTGCGCCTCCTTGGTCAGCTGGAGCAGCTTCACCCGGTCATAGACGTACTTGACCGAGCGTCCGATCTTCTCGGCGATGCGGGCGACGTCGTACTTGGCCACCACCATCAGCTGGCGGTAGCCCTGGGCCTCCTCGAGCGGGTGGAGGTCCGAGCGCTCGAGGTTCTCGATCAGCTGGATCTCGAGCGCCTGGGTGTCGGTGAGCTCGCGCACCAGGGCCGGGATCAGCGCGAGCTCGGCCTTCGCCGCGGCCGCGAGCCGGCGGTGTCCGGCGACCAGCTCGTAGCCCTTGCCGTTGGGGCGCACCAGGACCGGCTGCAGGATGCCGTGCGCCTTGACGCTGGCGATGAGCTCGTCGAATGCCGGGCCGTTGAGGACCCGGCGGGGATTGGTCTTCGAGGGCCGGATCTCCTCGAGCGCGATCTGCTGGACGGTGGGAGTCATGGCGGCCTAGTGGGTCGTCGAGCCGCGCCGCGCCGCCGCCCGCTGGTTGAGATCGAGCCGTTGCTGCGGCTGCTCGACCGTCAGCGTCGCCTGCTCGCCGAGGTCATAATCGCGATTGGCGACCTCCTCGTCGGTCAGGGCGAACGTGAACCGTCCGGACGGCAGGCCCGAGCGCCCGTCGACGCGGACGGTGGCGAAGTGCACCAGCTTGGGCTCCGCATCCTTGCCCTTGCCGTAGTCCTTGATCTCACGCGCGGTCACAGTCCCGGCTACTTTCATCGCATCCTCCTTGCGGTTACGCTTCGAGATCCCAACGGGTCAGAGTCCGTGGACTGCGAACAGCTCGAGGGCGCGCGGTCTCCGTTCGCTCACTGCTCTCCAGACAAGGCGGACCGTAGGGGCCTCCGATCTGGTGTCCGCGATACCAGGCCTCGGCGTAGGCGTCGCTGCAGGCGGCCAGGTTCCAGGGGGCCGATGGGTCGTTTCGCCAGCGGCGCGAGTTCCATGGGGCCATGGGGTCCGCTGATTCCCACCAGGTGTTCCAGGGGAAGAACTGGTCGGTATTGGCGAAGGTGGCCATCTCATGAGTTCCGCACCCACAGGATCGCGAACAAGATGACCGCAACGACCGCCAGGCCGCCGGCGACATAGAGCAGCCGCCAGGAGAACTCCATCTGCCGGCGATGCTCCTCGAGGAGTCGCCCGCGCTCCTCATCGGTCAGCTTCGGGTCGAGCAGGCCGTAGGGGAAGCTCATGAGCCCGCCGCTCTGCACCGGTGAACCACCAGCCCGTTGCTCGGCCGAGCGAAGACCCGGGCCCCGCACCAGAGGTAGACATCGCTGCTCGCCTCGAGCTGGAGCTCGTGCCCGTTGACCGAGGCCTGGACCACCTGGGCGCCGCAGCCGGTGCATTCGGTGGTCGGGATCTCGAACGACGTCGGGAGCCGGACGATCTTCCCGCACGCCGCGCGCTCCTCCAGGCCGAGCGGCATGGTGGTCTGCTCGTGCGCGCGGCTCATGTCACCACCTCGAGGCGCGATCCCTCCCGGTGATTCGGCACCACGCGCAGCCGCGTGTCGGCGACCTCGCGGATCTCGCTCTGGTGGCTGACGAAGAACACCCGCTCGAACTGCTCGCCGAGGCGCCGGAGCATCTGCTGGCAGCCGAGTAGATTTCCCTCGGACGCGGCCGACCAGCCCTCGTCGGCGATCCAGTGGGAGACGCGCAGCCCGTGGGCCTCGGCCTGCACCTGGGCGAGTGCGGCGCGCAGCGCGTAGCCCAGCATGACCCGCTGGAAGCCCGAGGCGGCCACCAGGCCGTGGAGCCCGAAGGCGTCTCGATAGCGGGCGTAGACCTCGCTGCGCTGCTCCCCGGTCCGCAGGTCCCGCGCCGGCTCGATCTCGAGCTTCAAGTCGTCGTAGGCGAGGAAGCGGTTGGCGTGGTCCTCGATCGCCGGGAGCGCCCGCTCGAGCATCAGGTAGGGCACGCCATCCCGCCCCATGGCGCGGGCATAGATCGCGGCCAGCTGCCCCTGCTCGAACTCGGAGTCGGCCTCGGTGGCGATCCGGAGCGCCTTCTCGCGCGCCTCGGTCGCGGCTTCGAGCCGCGCCTTGACCGCGGCCAGCTTCTCCCGGGCGGCTGCCTCGCGATCGCCGGCGGCCTTGTTGGTGGCCACCACCTTATCGAGCGTGATCGCGGCACGCTGCTCGGACACCTTCGCTGCGAGGATGTCAGCCGCGGGGAGCTGCTCGAGCTCGAGTGCGAGCACCATGCCCTGCTCGTTCAGCTGCGTCTGCTCACGGTCGAGCGCTTCGAGCAGGCCGATCGCCCGCTCTCCGGCCTGGATGATGCGGTGGTTCGCCCCCTGATCGAAGCCGGTGACCTGGGCCCGGAGTGCGATGATCTTCTCGGCCAGGCCGCCGTTTGCCTCGAGGTCGGACTTGTAGCCGGCGATCTCGATCTCGAGCTCCTCGATCTCTGCGCCGGCGACCGAGGCCTCCTCGAGCTGCATCTTTTCGAGAGCGGCGAGCCGCCCGACGCTCTCGGCGTGTTTGGCCTCCAGGGTCACCATCGCATCGCGCGCCGCAATCGGGAGGCGGAGCAGACTACAGGCCCGCTCCGCGCAGGCTTCACCGAAGGGCGTCGTGCCAATCATCGACGCCGTCTTCCGCTCTCGCTCGAAGTGCTCCTTCAGCTGGCTCTGCTCACGCAAGACAGACTCGCGCTCCCGCGATCGCCTTGCGATGTCTCGGAGCTCCAGCTCCAGTCGATCCCCCAGCCGGGTCCGGAGCTGGGCCGCCTCGCCGATGTGGGCCAGGTAGCGGGCCTCCTCGACCGCCAGATCTCCGAGCTCGGTCGCCCGGACTTTGTGCTCCTCGAGCGCGGCCGCAGCCATGGCCCCGTTGTCGATCCGGGCCTGGAGGTCCTCCCGCGCGGCGCTGGCGGCATCCAGGTTCCGACGCACCTGCTGAAGGCGGCCCTCGATGCCCTGGCGCTGGGTGGCATGTTCGGAGGCCTCCGCCAGTTCCCGGCGCTTGCCCTCGAGCTCGTCGCTCGCGGCCTGGAGCGCGCGCGAGGCCTCGACCTTTTCCGCGGCCGCGGCGCTGGCGACCGCCTCGTGCTCCTCGATCGCCGCCTGCCAGGTTCCAATCTCGCCGGCGTGCTCGGTGAGGGCGTCCGCCTGGCCGTGGAGCTGCGCGGCCCGGCGATCGTACTCGGAGGCGCGAGCCTTGGCGGCCGCCTCGCGGTGCTCGAAGATCCCGGTGCCCAGTGCCGCCTGAATCGTGTCCTTGAGATCGGCGCCGGTCATCTCGAGTAGGCGGTCGATGTCGCCCTGAGAGGCGAAGCGGGTCGCCAAGTAGAGATCGAACGGCCCGACCAGCTCCTCGATCGCCGCTTGGGTCTCGCGGGCGTCCCCGGCGTTGGCCGGCTCCCATGCCCCGCGCAGGTCTCGCTCGAGCACCAGCAGGCCCTTCCCGTCCCCACGGGCGTTGACCGTGATCGAGCGCCGCGCGCGATAGTGGACTCCGCCGGCGCCGAACTCCGCCTCGACCCAGGCCTCGTGCGCACCGAGGCGCACCAGCTCGCCAATCGGCTGGCGCCCGCGCGGGAGCTTGCCCCACAGGGCGAAGGCCTCGACCTCCATCAGGTTAGACTTGCCCGAGGCGTTCTCGCCCTCGATACAGACCAGGCGACCGAGCCCCTCGACCTGGATCTCGCCCTGCGCCTCGGCGAAGCTCTTCCAGTTCGACCAGCGCAGCGCGATCAGCTGGTAGTCGGCGTAGCGCTCGACCGCGCGCGCCGCGGCCGGGAGATTACCGTCGATCTCGGCACCAAGAGCCTTGAGCGCCGGCAGCCGGCTCGCGATCTCCGGGGTCCGTTCGGCGTAGGCCTCGAGAAGGGGATCGAGTGCCGCCTCCGCGCGCAGCTGCCCAGGCGCGGCCGAGCGATCATCCGTATCGCGTTCGACCTGGAGGCGGCATTCGAAAGCTCCCCGTTCCTTGGCGAGCGCCTCCAGCCTTGCGGCGACGGGCTCGATGTGTGTTCCGCGTGGCAGGCGCAGCAGGATGCGAATGCGGGCGCCCCCGAAGTCCCTCATGTCGCCGGCCGGCCCGCTCATCAGGCCGTGAACCGGGTCGTTGGTCTCGCGAAGGTCGATCGTGATGAGACGATGCTTCGGCTCGAGCTCGACGAAGCGGATCTTCCATAGCGGCGCCGGCTCGCTCTCCCAGATCATGACCCCGTGGGGGTGGTTCGCTTCGCCGAAGTCGAGCGGGCAGGGCGAGCCAGCGTAGACCGCGCGGCCGATCGTCTGCGGCTTGTGGATGTGCCCACACAGCACAGCCTCGAAGATCTCCGGGATCTCGGGCTCGGGCAGGACGATGTCGATCTCCGTCGTCATCCGCTGCTCAGTGCCGGTGACGGCGCCGCCGATCGTGCCGTGGTAGACGAGGATGTTGCGGAACCCGGTCTGGGGGCCTGTCGCCGTCCCCGCCAGACCACGCACGACGTCGGTCAGCAATGCGCCCATCTCGAGGTTGACGTCGGCCGCCTTGAGGTTCCCGTTCCGTGCCGCGAGCAGGGCGTACTTCGATGGGTACGGCAGGCATGCGACCTGAAGTTGGAGCCCGGGGAACTGAAACAGGCTCGGGCGGTCCGCGAGGAAGACTCTCGCCGATGACTCGGAGAACGAGAGCGCACCGCGCAGCGTGCCGGCACGCTCCCAATCGTGCGTGAGGTCGTGGTTCCCGGCGACCACCACCACCGGCGCGATCGCAGCGAGCTGGACGTGCCAGATCCGGAGCGCCTCGGCGACCCATGGGGCGAGATAGCCGCGCTTCATCGCGAGGTCCCCGCAATTTACGATCAGGTCCGGCTTCTCGATTCGGGCGAGCTCGAGGATCTGCGCCATCGCATGCTCGACGTTCTCCTGGGTCGATCCATCGAGGTGGGGGTCGGCGAGCTGGAGGATCTTCATCGCGCACCGCCCTTCGCCGGCTCGGATGGCGGCGGCTCGATGTACTTCGTGAAGAACGATCGCTGGGCACCCGGCAGACGGAACTTGATGTGCGCCTGAATCCCTTCGTCGGCCGGGACCAGCTCGACGACGATTTGGTGTCCGTGTCCGACATCGACGATGCGGCGCAGCGGCTTGTCGAGCTTGGTCATCGCGCCACCGCCGCATTCTCGTGCGCGACGCGGTACTCGGCGATGCCCATGCACGTGGCTTGGCAGAATAGGACGAGCACCCAGAGCAGGAGCACCATGAGCAGCGCCGACCATGCCTTCTCGGAATCGCGGATGTTCATGACGCACCGCCTTCGTCGCGCGCCGTGACCTGGGCGTCGAGGTCCTTCTTCATCTCGGCCAGGTCGCCCTTGTGGCGGGTGAACAGATCGTTGCGCTGGATGATGTCGAGGCCGAGGATCGAGCAGCCTTCCTCGATGAAGCGGAGCAGCTCCTCCTGGGTCGGCTCGGGCTTCGAGACGGGCGCGGGCTCGGGGGAAGTCGGGGGCATCCCCGCTGCGAGCTGGCGCGCCCGCTCGGTCTCCACGACTTCGGCCTCGCCGATGTGCGTCTTGCCGCGTGCCTGAGCGTCGGGGCCCCACAATGCTCGGCTGGCGTTGGCGCCCTGCTCGAGCAGGAAGCGGTTCGCCTCGGGGTCGCTGGCGTCGGGCTGGAAGTCGATCCGGACCAGGACCTTCGGCTTCGCCACCTGTGCCGCGGTGAGCCCGCTCTTGATCGCGAGCAGGTTGCGGATCACGCGCAGCATGGCGCCGCTCTCGGTCCGGGCCAGCAGGTGCTTGCGGAACAAGGCCATCTCGCCGGCGACCGCGTCGCGCAGCTGGGCGTCCGTCATCTTCGGCTCCCACTTCCCCTTCGCCCGCATCGCCTCGAGCTCCACGTCAGGCATGAAGAACGCCTTCGAGGCCTCGCGGATGATCCCCTGGCCCGACGAGCTGCGCATGAAGCCGCGCGCCTTGAACTCGCAGTACTCGGGGTTCGACTGATCGTCCTGGCGCTGAGTCGCGATCTGGATCCCGGCCGCCTCGGCGATCTTCTCGAGCGCCGGCTTGGAGTAGGCGAACAGCTCGCCGCCGTCCCGCTTACCGACCTTGAAGACCTCGCGGTCGTCCGGATTGGCGCTGATCTGGACCACCGAGATGCTGACGCGGTGATGCCGGGCGAGCTCGGCGTTCACCGGGATGCTGGGCAGCAGCAGGTCGAAGCTCGGGTTGTTGATGTACTTCTCGAGCGGCTGAGCGAGCCAGGTGGGCATTTCCTCGCGCCTCACCAGCGCGGTGCCGACGGGTGCAGTGGTGCGGGCGGGCGTGCTCATGACTCACCCCCGCGCTCGATGGCGAACATGTGGCGGCCGACGCCGATGCGCTCGGCCAGCTCCATGAGCAAATCCTGGGCGTGCACCAGGCACAGCCGCGGCCGCATCTCACCGGCCTGGCCGGGGATGACGACGACCGAGTGGGTGGGATTGTGGCAGTCACCGATCACACAGATCGGGAGCTCGTCCGGCCGCGGGGCTCGGACGCTCGGCCCCGGGCGTGGTGGCGACAGGGTGCGCGCCTGGTTCCCGGCGAGGGCGCCGGACTCGCGCCCGGACGCCCTCCCGGAGGCGGGCCCCGTCGCGGTCGCGGCGACGTTGCCATGCCCGCCAGCCTCGCTGGGGCTAGCTGTGGTGATGGATTCGGGGGACTCTGACGGATACTCTCGGTGGGCTTCGTTCATGGCTCCTCATGGCGGGAGGAGCCCGTTCAGCTTCTGTCAGGAAACGTTAGGAAACGCCCCTAAGTGGTTGACGCCGTGGACATTATGCGTCATCCCTGCCGGAAAGAAGAACGGGTGTCCTACGCTGCCTTGCGCTCCTTTGTCCGGCCGTGGTGGCGGTCGCGCGCCTCGAGAACCCGTTCGACCAGGTTCAGGTGCCGGCTGTTGACGCGAACCGTGCGCTCGAACATGAACAGCATCTCTTCGAGCGCTCCTTCGATCTCTTGCTCGGTGGTCGCCAGGAACAGCGTCGGCGGCCGCTTCATTGCGGCGGGCGCCCCCAGCGGCCGAGGCCGATTGGGGTCCACCACCACGAAGTTGCCCATCCGATCTTCGAACACGATCCACCTCAGCGATAGCTTCAGACGATTCCAGGGCTCTGGAGCGAAGCGGTCAGGCATTGCCGGCCCTTTTCTGCGGCCGCCTTCACTCTGGCGACCTGTTGGCAGTATCGGCAGGTTAATGCTTGCTTGCAAGCGGTTTCTTCCGTCGCATCCATCGTGCCCTGGCCGCCTGGCGCGCGATCTCCTTGCGCCGCTTGGCGGTGAGCGAGCGCGCCCTAGCCTTGCCCCCGGCAGATTGCATTGCGGCGGCAGTCATCTTGCGCTTGGGCTTATTCCTTTTGGGGGCCACGGAGCGAGAAAGTGTTGCCTGCAAGCATCCGGGTCAAGCACAATCTCCTAGCCGGCGACCAGCGAGAGGGTTGCGGCAGGGGGGCCTCCTCTCATGCGCTATTATACGACTTTGCCCATCGCGTTGCTCTTGGCCGGATGTTCGAGCCCCGAGCCCACCACCGAATCCCACATCGCCGGCAAGGCATATCGAGCTCAGAAGGAGCTCCAGGGCGCCATCGTGGCCGGCGTGAACTACCCCGCCTACGGCGCGCTCGTCCAACAGCTCTCCGCCGAGATCCTGATCCTCCGCGACACCGCTAGGGGCACGAACGATGCCGCGATCGCCGATCACTACGCGACCGCCCTAGCGATCTACATGGATGCCGGCCGCGTCTGGTCGCAGAAGATCGAGGACGCGGGCGGGCAGTACGCGAAGATCACTCCAAAGGGGCGGCTCCTCTCCCATGGGCAGACCGCTGAAGTGTCGCAGCGCTACGGGATCCCGGTCATCGACGTCAGGAACGACTACGGCAGCCTGGTCCCAACGATTTCCGAGGATGCCATCCCCCAACTCTGGAAGCGCGCACGCCTAGCGGCAGCGAAAGGGGACTCTCTCCTACTACGCTGAGAGAGCCCCATCGCCCTCTTACCAGACCAGCCAGAGCCCGGCCTCGCCCTCCCAGGCCTTCACGTCGCCCATGAGGTAGCGCAGCCCGATCCGCGGCGACAGGTGGTTCGTGGGCTGGAGCCCGATCTGGACTCCGCCGAAGGGCACGGTGCTGATGCTCTCGGCATAGCGCACTCCGCCCCCGACCGCGAACACCAGCTGCTTCGAGAACGGCACCTTCGCCTTGGTCCGGACCTCATCGGCTGCAGACGTCTGCACCAGGAACTGCGCCGCGCCCGGCGCCGGCACGTCCGCGATCGCCGGCGCACCCCACCCAAGGCAAGCGGCGCCGGCGATGACCAGCGCGATCGCCTTGGCGCGCGTCATGCCCGCGAGATCTGCCTTCAGCAGTTGGCTCGACCCTCCCTTGACGATGCCCCAGAGAGCGCCCGCGGCGAGGCCCATCGTCGAATCGCCGGCCAGGCCGCCAAGCAGGGCGCCGAGGGCCGGATTGACCGCCCAGCGCCACTTGTCCCACAGTGGCGTCAGGAAGCCCCGCAGCGACGGCGAGGCCTTCGCGAGCGCCCCCCCGACCCATTCGTTGGCGAAGATCATCACCGCGATCGGGGATGCCACCACGAGCTTCGAGAACCATGCGACGAACTGCTCGTTCAGCCCCGGGAGAATCCCGGTGAGAAACCCCGAGACCCTCGCCACGGCCTCGACGGCAAGCAAGCTATCCGGTTGCATCATCCACCTCCCATGGCGCGCCCCTGAAGGGACCCGCTCGACCGCGCCCGCCGCGGCGGATCCGACACTCTCGTTCACCCACGACGAAACCAGCCCGTCACCCAGCTCCCGACCTTCCTCCCCGCTCGCCAGACCCTCCCCGGGATGGTGGGGTTCGCCACCGGCAGGTCTTCGTCAGCCTCGGCAACTGCGATGACGGAGCTCGGCGAGCTCCCACCCGCGGACTGCTTCAGCCGAGCGACGGCGACCCTCAAGCTGTCGATCGAGGAATCGCGTCGCGCGACCACCACCACCAGCGAGTCGACGCGCCTCGTCAGGCGGCCCCGGCCCTGGCTTGCCGTAGTTTCGGCCTGGGTCGTCCGCGCGCGGTTGTCGCTGTAGCCGAGGGCCGCGAGCACGGCGATCGCCAGGGCGACCAGCTTGTTCGCGTCGACACGCTTCAGCATGCCGACGATGGCCTGGGAGATCCGGGCCCGTACCTTGCGGCGCCTGGTGGGCGGGCTCATCAGCGGAGAACCACGAAGCGGCGCGATTCGAGCACTTCCGCGCGTCGATAGTGGCGACGCCAGTAGATGCCCGATGGGAGGACAGCCGGCGGTATCGGGCGGTCGTCGGCCACCTGGTGGTGACGCCCGGCGACGTCGAACCAGCGGTACTGGTCACCGATACACCAGGTCGGGCTCTCGACTCCGGTCGGCGGCAGGTTGACCGTCTCGAGGTTCGAGGCGCAGCTCTCGTTCCCGGCCGAGTCGACGGCGGTCACCCAGACGGTTGCGATCGTGTCGCTGGGGACCTGGAGCGTGTCGTCCTGGCCCTCACGCCCACCGACCAGCTTCTCGCGCAGGAGACGGGATGCCGGCGCCCAGCGCGCATGCCAGTAGATCCGGGTCTTCGCGAGTCCCCGCTCCGGGGTGCAGATCCGCAGCGTGTCGCAGGAGTCCGGTGTCGCGCACACCACCTTGATGGTGTCGCAGACGCCCGGAATCGCTTCGCAGCGCGGCAGCGAGTACTGCAACGTCGTCAGCAGCAGGATCTCTTCCCACAGCCCCATCGCCCACCCCCGCCCCGGACCCTTCCGGGGGAGTCAGCCTACCGCCGCCTCGTCTCGCGCAGCGCCCTGAATAGTGAGTCCTGCCTGCGGTAGCTCGCGGCGCGCATCGCGTCGATCTCGCGCCGGCTATACACTCCGTCCTTCGTCACTTCCTCGAGGTGTCCGATCTTCGCCAGGATCAAGGAGTCGAGCTTGTCGCGCACGATGCCTTCCACGAAGTACGTGTGGCGCAGTCGCCTCTCGGAGGCTTCGACAGCGTTCTTGATCGCGGTGACCACGCTATCCTGCGCCGCCGCGGCCGCCGGCTCGATGAATACCTTGGCGTGGATCCACCCAGCGGAGACGGTGATGATTGTCAGGGCCGCGGCCGCGCCGGTGATCGCGCCGGCCCAGATCCCGACCTTCTTCGCGACTGGGGTCCACCCGTTGAGGCCGAACGTCATCGCACCATCCTCCGCACGACGTCGAGATCGAACATCTTCCCGGGGCAGCTCTTCGCCGGATTGAAGTCGCGATGCCCGACGATCTGGTCCGGCGAGATGTCGTAGTCGATCATCCACGGCAGGATCACGCGCTGGACGGCGCGCTCGAGCATCTCCTTCGGAGGCGGCGCCAGGTCGAAGTTGCCGACGAAGCACAGGTGGAGCGCGAGCTGGTTCATGTTGCCCTGCGGGCAGGCGGAGGCCTGCGACCGTTCGGGCCTACCGATCAGCGCCTGGTAGTCGTAGAGCGCCAGGTCGGGGTTGTTGGTGACCAGCTCGACGCCGGCGTGGTATCCGATGTCGCGCCAGCGGTGCTCGGGATCTTCGCGGTGGTACTTCTCGATCGCGGGCCAGGAGACGGTCTCCCCGTCCTTCGTCAGCGAATGGTGCAGCATGATGTAGGTCTTCATATCGGCCGCACCACGGCGTACTGAAAGCGCGGCATGAAGTAGAGCTTCGAGCTCTTGGTGAACTGGATCTCGGCCTCGTAGAGGCGGCGATCGCCCTGCGGGATCGTGGCGCCGTTGGTGAGGTCCTCGAAGTCGGCCTCGCCGTTGGTCGCGGCTCCGAAGATCGTCCCGGATCGTTCGATCACTGGCTTCGGCTCGCCATCGAGCGGCCGCGCGCGCAGCTTGATCAGCGTGGCCCCGGTGAGGTCAAAGGCTGTCTTGTCCTTGTTCTCAAATCCGTAGCGCAGGATCCGCCCCTGGTCTCCGAGCACCCACTCGCCCGCGAATTGCTGCCCCATCCGCCCCTCCCCTCCCTATCCCGGCTGCTCCATGGCGACGCCCGAGACACGAACAATGCCCGTGCTGCCCGTCAGCGCCGGCGCGTCGACGGTCCCCGATGCCCCTATGCTCGCGATCGCCCCGGTGAGATCCGTGCGCTCTGTTGCCAATCCGAAGCCTCGGTTGACGCCAAGATTGCCGGCCAGATGGATCGATGCGCCGACAACTCCGTCTTGGCCGGCAAGGACCGCAGCGGTGATGCTCGATGTCTCCACCACGGCGCCCGAGGTCGAGGCCGGTCCCACACCACCCTCCGTCAGAACCGGAGCCCCGACGGCCCCCTCCGCCCTGACCGGCCCCACCGCGCTCATCACCCGGACGATATGTTTGGCTTCTCCCTGCGGTTGGTCGGCATAGGGAACAAACCCGATGATGCCGTGCGCCGCGTTCCCGTTTAGGCTCCCGGCCATGAGCGTGGACGGCTTTGGTAGCGTGCAAATGGCTCCGGTTAGGCTCGCCGTCCCGTCGGCGATCACATCCTGCTCGACGAGTACCCCTGCGCCCGAGAAACTTGTCACTACCCCTTCGCTCTTGATGCCGAAACCGAAGATGCCGACAAAGTTGTTTGGAGAGGCGACCAAGGCGAAGGGCAGGCTCGGTCCCGAGTTGACTGACTCGCGGGCCTCCCAAAACGGAAACCCCGCGATGCCACGCAGTCCGATTGCATACACGATCAGGTTACGTGAGACGCCGCCCGCGAGGTCGAGCACCACGTCGCCGGACAGCGGCTGATCGCCCAGCAGCATCGAACGCCAATAGAGGCCGAGGTAGACGCGTGTCGAGCCTGGCTCGTCATTGCTGAAGGCAGTACGGATGCTGTCGAGAGCGAGCCCCGCATAGGTGATGGTCCCTGGCAGCGGATTGCTTGACGGGCTGACGTTCTCGTTCACCATCGCCATGACGAGCATGTTGCGGTTCAGAGCTTCGGGCGCGAAAGCAAACGGGACCAGCACGCCCGAGCTGCTGGGGGCCACCGCTTTTTCAACATGATCGATGATCGGCATGGCCTAGTTTCCCTACCTCGTCACCACCAGCGATATCCAGGTCGTGCTGACTCCGGGCCCGCCCAGAACCCGCCAACGCACGCTGACCCAGTCGAGGTTGTCGATCGTCCCGCCGTAGATTTTTTCGAATGGAATGAACTTGCCGAAGCGCGGCGTCCAGAGTGCGCCGTTGCGATCGAACTGGACGACGAACTCTGTACTCGCCGGCGCCACTGCGCTCGCGACCAGGGCATCACCGGTGGTCCGCACGGAATCGACCGTCGCGCTCGCACCCTCGGAGGTGCGGACCACCGGGAGCAGCGCGACGATGCTGTTGGAATCGGATAAGCCGCCCTTGTGCCAGCGGATTTGCACCGCGATTCGGGTCGTTGTCTGCGCCGAGGCTCCGGTCGAAAAGACCTTCATCGCAAGCCCCGTCAGGCGGAAGCCGCTGACACCTATCCGCGCCGATGAATCCGCCATCCCGACCGCGGTCGTGTCGCTGGCGGCACCGTTCGTGATCGTGAATGACCGCTGCGCGCTCGCCGGCCCCGCAAGCAACGCGAGCAACGCCGCCAAACTGACCGTCCAGACCCTTCCCCTCATCACGTCCTCCTCCTCTAGTTGGTGCTCCGCGCCACTTCAAACCAGTTGGTCCCGTCGCAGACCAGCGTGATCGTGTCGTTGTCGTTGACCGCCCCGGCGGTCACGAAGTTGCCCGCAAGTTTCAGGTTCGACCCGTCAGTGAAGGTCAGGGCTCCGGTGAAGACCAACGTTACGCGCCGCCCCGGCCAGGATGCGGTGACGGACGTGATCGTGGTCGTGCCCGAGACGAAGGCGAGATCCGCATGCGCGGGCAGCGTGATGGTGGTAGCACTCGCAACCGTCGGCACCACCTGCGGCTGGTTGCCCGATACCACGTTGGCGGCTCCGACGAGCGTCAGGCCGATCGACTGGTTGCCGCCGTTCATCTGATTGCCGGTCACGACCAAGCGGTCCGAGCTCCCGGTGCTCTGGATCGCGTAGTTCATGTTGTTGCCGGCCCCGCCCCGGTCGTCGTGAACGTTGTTGCCGCAGATCGAGGTGTCGGTCGTGTCGGAGACTCGGATACCGTCGTAGGTGATGTCCGTCTCGCCCGATGGGTTGCGCACCGTGTTGCCGTTGATCGTTCCGCGCACCCCGCCCGCCACATGGATCCCGTGCCGGTGGCTGGAGTGAATATGGTTCCCGTCGATCTTGAACCGCGTCAGGCTTGTGAGCGCGACGATCCCTTGAGAGCCATTCGCGGTCAGAGGTCCGATCCGATTCCCTCGCACCGTGACGTCAGTCGCCGCCGTGAGCACGATGCCTTCAATCGCGGCCGAGTTGGGCTCGAGGACGTTGTTGGCGACCACGTTGTGAGCGGCCCCGGAGGTCCCGGGCTGGACGTTGATGCCGGAGCCCAGGAAGCCCACGATCTGGTTGGCCTCGATGGTGTTGTAGTTGGAGGCCGCCGCCGATCCGCCCAGGCAGGTGATGCCGCGGAAGTCCCCGACCGACTTGCACCCGATGACGGACGAGTACGAGGCCGGCTCGAGGGCGAAGCCGATGTCGCCGCTATCGGCGTGTCCCGACGAGGTGCAGCCGGTGAAGCTGACCCGGATGCTCACGCTCGCGGCGTCGCCGCAGGAGAAGCCGTTGCGGAGGTTGTCGGTCGAGACGCACGCATTGACCGTCACGTCGGTGCAGCCGGAGATGTAGAAACCGTCCTGCTCGCAGTCCTTGGCATGGACGCGGTCGATCCGGGCCCGCGTGCAGGTCAGCAGGCGGATGCCAGACGCCGCCACGGTGTTGTTGGCCTTGTTCCCGTCGATGGTCAGGTCGCGAATCGTGAAGTCGGTGACACCGCTTCCCAGGATGACGTGGGTGTTGGCGGCCGTGCCCAGGCGGAGCACCGTCGCGCCCATGCCGGCCCCGCGCAGGGCAACGCCGGTGTAGAGCGTCAGGCTGGCCGTGATGTCGATCGTCCCGGCGCCGATATAGACCGTCCCGCCGGTGGCGCAGTAGTCGAGTGCGGCCTGGATGCCGGCGCCAGTGCCCGTGAAGTTGGCCGCGATGAAGTCGCCGGGCTTCATCGCCCACACTGCTATCGTTCCTGTGTATGCCATCGTCGGACCTCACGTCGTCGGGATTAGCGCCTCACCCATTTCGATCATCTCCCCTTCAGCCGGCACGGACGCATCGACCAGGTCGGTCTCGATGCACTCGATCTCTTGATCGAACGTCGGGCCGAGTCGCTGTGATACCGACAGGACACGGAACCGCCGTCCAGCCCACAGGCCGCTCGACCCGGACTTCGGGAAAGCGAGCCCGAAGTTGTCTAGATCGTCGAAGCGCACCAGCTCGCCACGGTGAAGGTCCGGCATGCGCGTGGTGCGGAACCTCACGACAATCCGCGGAATCGAGAGCAAGTCGACCAGCCGATTGCGTAGCTCGCGAGCGGTGTCGGTGTCGTAGATCGCCCGGCCCTCGACCACGACCTCGCGGGTCTGCCCGTAGATCGCGGCGGAGTCGGCGAGCGTCTTCTCGCGGTATCCCTTCGGCGAGTGAGCCGACTGCCACTTCTGAGCCACGGCCGAATCCTGGCGGCCGTCGAAGCCCAGCAGATCGCAGGCTGACTTCGGCGCCGCCGCCTGGGTGCCGTTCGTTCCGGTCGCGAACTCGAAGATGAAGTCGAAGCTCGCCGCGAACGCGATCCGGTCCTCCTCAACGGCGAAGTCACCGGTATAGCTGAGCGAGCCGGTGCGCTCGGCGTGGGTGAACCCAATCGCGGCGTTGCAGGCGATGTGCTGGGCCTGGCCGCCGGGCCAGAGTTGGGCGGTTCCTGAGGACCTCGAGATGGTGAACTTTCGAGTCGTCCGACTGTAGGTGCACGACCACCCAGAGGACGCGGAGTTCATCTTCTCTGCGACCTCTACGGCGAGCGCCTCCATGTCGTAGAGCCCGGCCGCCAGGTTCGCCGTCCGCGCAACTCCGTCGTTGAAGTCGAGCCGCGCATTCTCCCCCGCCACGATCCGGCCGCCGAAGGCCACCGACATCGGAGACACGACGCCGTTGATCGCCTGCAGCTCGGGGATCAGGGTCGCATCGGTATAGCTTCCAGCTGCCAGCGTGTGGGTGTAGTTCGTGCCGGCCACATCCACGTCAATCTTGTCGTTCACCCCAGCGACCACCGTCAGGTACTGATCTCGAACGTCGAAATAGGCATGGCCGGAGCGGGAGGACACCGTGGAGACGTGGGTCGCCAGCAGGAAACGCCGCGATGCAGAATCCCAGGAGTAGGGAATCCGAATCCCCGACGGGACACGGCCGGCCGGGATCGAGTCAATCTCGAAGGCCAGCAGATCGTCACGGTAGACCTTACGGGCGTAGTCGGTCCCGGCCCCCGCCAGCCACGGCACCCAAACCCACTTATCGGAGAAGCGGTCGATGAAGCACCAGGCCATCCCGGCCCCAGCAAGGCGGCCCAGTTGGGTCTCGATGTCGGACGACTCGGCGATGACCAGGGCGGCCTTCCATGCGCCCTTCTTCCATGTCCGTAGGCTGGTGCGCGCGTCGACGAAGCTCCCGAGTACCCCTGCGCCCGTCTCGATCTTCCCAGTCTGGTCGGCATAGTTGCGGAGCAGGTGGTGCGCGATATCGCATGGGCGCTCGATCAGTGCGGCAGCGACTCCTGTATAGGCGCCGGAGCCGTCGTCGGCCATGCCCTCGAGGGTGCCGAAGAAGTCAGACTCGATTTCGGTGTCGGGCGGCACGACGACCGAAGGCTCGAGGATTTCAACCCGACCCTGCCCCACCCCACGCCCCGCACCCCGTCGTGTCTTGGCCGGGATGGTGTACCCCTGCGCGTAAGTCTTCGCCTGTGGTTTGAAAACGACCTCGATCCCGATGAAGTAGAGCCTGAACTCCTCGGAGATCCCGGGCGCCGGAACGGACAACCACTCGAACGTGATCTCAATCTCGCTGAAGTCCCAAGGGTAGTTCGGCATCTTTACGCCACCCCAAGCAGTCCCGAGGGATTGCCTGACCACTGTGGGGGTAGTGCTGTTCGGCGGGGGGGAAAGGATCCCCGAAGCGCCGCCGCCATTTTTCAGGCTCGCAACATGGAAACTCGAGAGGCCACTGGAACCAGTTGAGTAAGCCATGCGGAGAAACGCTTCAACCAGGACCCCTTGAGTGGGTACCCCTTCGGCCCTGAACTTACGCCCCTGAATGAATGCGCCCGGAGTCCCCTGCGCCCGGAAACGCGCAAACGAGGCCTCATCGAAAACGTCCATCCCGTAGGGCGCATTGTCGCAAGGGTTCGAAGACCACGCCGATTGCTCAATGAACCGCACCGGGAATACCGCACCCGCGAACTCGTCGCCGAGCCGAAAGCCGGCCCCGCTCGCCGTAGAAAACAACTCCGTCGGGGTTATGGAGCCGAGCACATCCTGACCCCTGATAAAGTATTGTGTGGAGTCGGCCGTTACCCCGTGACTCCTCAAAGCGTGGGAAGCAAACCGAACTTCCATCTTCTGGTCTACCCCACCACGCCCGGTATCCACAACCACTCCGACGGAGCCTATTTGCCCGCCATGGCAATCCTCTAGCGCATTTTGGTCTGCCCCGTAAGCCGAAGCCCAAGGAGTCCTGAACGTTGGGCCCTTGATCGCCCCGTACACAATCGGCAGCGGCATCCCCACCGAGCGGTCCGGCGCCCGCGGGAAGATATCCCGCGTTACCACCACCGGAGACGTGATCTTGTTCCAGTCCTGGCGCTGCAGACACCGCACCTCGCAGACGTCGCTCTTGACCGTGAAGTTCTGGACGATGCCCTTGAACTGAAGTTGGACGTTCGCGAAACTCGTCAGCCGCTGCGACCATAGGTAGATCTCGACAGCCGCGCCGATCCAGCGGTAGTCGACGAACAGGTTCGTGATGTTCTTCGTGATCGGCTGGAACCCCAAGCCGTGGCGTGAAGCGAGCGAGAACCCGGCCGTCACCGGGTTGGGGCCCGATGCGAGGAAGGCCCCGGTCGCCCGGATCGGCTCGAACGCGACAATCCCGCCCTCCCATAGCGTGAAGTCTGGGGTCTCGATGAAGTTGGAGGACAGGTAAAGCGTCTTCGTCGACGGCGAGGCCAGCGAGACCTTGACCAGCGCGATCATCGGCGCGTCGAAGCGCCGGGCCTCGAGAAGGAACGCGGCGGTCGCCATCAGGGCACCTGAATCAGATTGATTTCGGTAGCGAGCCTGACGGTTGTCCCGGGATGCTGCTGCCAGCGCACCTTGGGATCGCCGTGGCGGCACTCGTAGTAGTTTTCGTCGTGATGTTGGTAGATGAAGTTCCCTCTCTGCGTACTCCGGATGAGACCTACCTGCACCGACGACAGCACCGGGAACGGCACACGGAACTCTCGGATCCGCTGGCCGACGCCGACCCCGAGATCATTGAAGAGCTTGCCGCCGAGGAACCCCTCGCGCTCCTTCTCGCGCACCCGGCGCCACGTCTCTATCGCACCGGCCCCGCCCTCGGTGAGCGTCTGCGTGTCGAGACTGCGGACCAGCCACGGCTTGCAAGAGAACTGGCCGACTACGCCGGTGAACTCGAAGCGCCAGTAGGTCGCCGTGGTGCTAGCCGGCAAGTTGGCGAACACGTCGTTCTGCGTTGCCGGGTCGACCGCGAGGGTGAGCTGAAGAGTCGACGCCGGCGCCGAGCTGCCGGAGTACACGTTGACCCCAGTGAATCCACCGGTGCCGCGGTATTTCCTCACCATCGCGACCCCGGCGGACCGGACGTTCAACGTCGTCTGGCCTACGAGGTCGAGGTAGACCGTCCCGGGCGGGGCCGCGGAGGTGCGCCAGAAGCGATAGCGGCTCGGGATCAGCACATTGCTCAGCGGCCGCTCCGAATCTTCATCGACCGCGGCATAGGGCGCCCCGAGGTAGTTCCCGACCACCGGCGCAGCCTGGCCTCCGACACCGGTGATCCCGTAGAGACCGTTCCGAATCAGCAGCCGCGCCCTCACGCTCATGGATGTTCCACCAGCGGCAGCGTGAGGTTGAACACCTCGGGCGGCGCCCAGACACGCTCCCACTCCAAGGCGCCCTCGGGTAGCGAGGTCTCGATCAGGGTTCCGTCGCCCAGACGGATCACAAAGCGCGTGTCGATCGTGGTCAGCTGATCGCGCAGGATGTCGCGCAGGGCTTGGTTCTTCCCGCGCAGCAGAAACTTTCCGCCAAAGATCGTGGAGCCCCGCTCTTGGGCAGGTTCGAACGCGAATGCCAGCCCCGCCGGGCTTACCAGCACCTCGCGCAGCCGCTCAACATCCTGCTCGGTGCCAATGCTCCAGTCCTTGCCCAGATCGAGGAAGTCAGCGGCCTTCACCAGCCACAGCTTGCATGAAAACGCTATCGCCGATGCAAGGCTGAAGCGCCAATAACGGGCACTAATCGACGTCCCCGGATCGTAAGCCAGATGGTTGTGCGCATTCGCCGATACGCCCGATACAGCGTCCGTCCACGCACCATCGGCCGGGTCGTATACGCCGGCACCGCTGATGTAGCGGATGGTCTGCACCACGTTCGTGAGCCCACCGTAGGTGCGGATCTTCAGCATGCCGCCCGCGATGATCGACTGTGCGCTGCCGAGGTCGAAGTCGATCTTCACCGGATTCGGAGGAGCCGCCGAAGTGCGCCAGTAGGTTTCACGGTCAGCCGAGAAGTTGTGTGTCAGCGGCCAGTCGGGATCCTCTTCAATGGCCGGAGCACCGCCACCGGTACCATTCTTGAGGGTGACGCCGGGCAACGTCAGCGCGTTACGCATGTAGAGCTTGACGTTCGCCACCTAGAACCCCTGCGTCATCTGACCGCGCAACTCGGCGAGCCGCCCCTTGCCGAGCGGGGAGTTCATGTAGTCGAAGAAGCTCCCGGGATCGAGGGCTTCGATCTGGAGCGTGACGTGCTGTTCGAGGATCCGCGTTTGCTGAGCCGGTGACGGCGTACTCGAAGGCCGCGCGGAGAAGTCGGGCACCGGCGCCGGCGGATTTCGCGGACCGACGCCACCGCCGGGGATACCAGAGCCCGCCGCGATCGCGGCACTGACGGCAGCGCCGCCCGGGCCGCCCAGCGCCAGCTGGATGAAGATCTTGAAGATCTCGGCCGCGGCGAGGCGCGCGAGCTGCGCGAGGATCTCGTTGATCATCGAGCGGAACAGATTCACCAGCGACGCACGGAACGCCTGGCCACCCTCCAGGACCGACTGGAAGACCGAAGTGAGCCCGGACTGCAGCCCACTGAACAGGCCGCCCAGCATGGCGTCGGTCGCGGCCGCGGACGTCGTGATCTCCTCGAGGGTCAGCGCCCAATCCTCGCGGACCCGCGCCAGCGCTTCGGGGTCATGGATGAGCTCGAGCCTCTCCTGGACCGACTCCTCGTGCTCGCGCCGACGCTCCTCCTGCCGATCCTCGGGGGTCTTCGGTTGCTCGAGCCCCAGCCGGCGGAATGCGCCCGCGGTCGCATCCGCCTGTTGTTCGGCCTTCAGCAGGCTGGCGACGAACTCCGGATCGAAGCCGGTCGCCTTCGCTATCTCCGCGACCTCGAGGTTGAACTGCTTGAGCTTCTCGCCTTGATCGGAGAGGTCCTTCACGGACTCGGCGAGCAAGTCCATGGCCGACCTCGCACCCTCGAGATCGGAGACGAAGTCGGCGGGGAGATCGATCCCGATGCTGGCCAGCGACCTCGCCAAAACGTCGGCGCTGTCGCGCCCTTCAACCAGGCTGCGAACGAAGGCGGGCGGCAGTCCCGACACCTTCGCCAGCTGAGTGATCTCATCATTGAGCGAGCCGAGGTCCCCCTCGAGCGCCGCGAACTCCTCCCCCGCCTTGCCTCCAAGATCCCGGAAGTCCAGCGCACCGCTGGCTTCCGCCGCGGCACTGGTCACCTGCTCGAGCACGCTCGCGAGCTGACCAGCCCGCTCCAGCTTCTCCAGCTCGGCAAACGCAGACGAGGCACTAGCACCCGTGCCGCGCATGACGTCCGCCAGCTCCTTCAGCGCCTCGGCGCGCTTCTTGGCGGCCTCGGCGGCCGCCTCATGCGCCTCGGCCTCGCGTAGCGCGCGTGCAAGGCGATCCTCCTCGGAGCTCTTCGGCAGGAGCGGCCCCACGAAGCCCGCGTCTCCCGGCTGGGCGATCGGCGGTGCCACGAGCGCGGGTCTGGGGAACGCCGCGATCCGGGCGAGGCCGGCGGCGTCGATCGGAGACCTGCCCTGCTGGGCGATCAGGCGTTCGATCTCCTCGCGATCCTTCTTCACCGCCTCCTTCGCCTGGCGTGACTGATCACCAAGGAAGCGGAAGAAGGGCAGATCGGGGACCGCCTTTGCCGCGTTGATGATCCCCTGGATCGCACGGACGATCTCGGACGCCGCGGGAACGGCCGCCCCGCGCATCTCCGTCCATACACCCTTCCAGGACAACCCGAGGGCGTCGATCTCTTCGTCGAGCTTGGACGCCTTTCCGGTGAGGTCGGGATCGATCAGGGCGCCGGCCGAACGCATTGCGGCCTCGGTGCGCGCGAAGGCCGGTGCCAGCTCGTCCGCAACCTGCAGCAGCTCCCGCGCGCGGCCACCGAGTAGCCGGGTCGAGACCTCCGTCTTCAGGGCCTCATCGGATGAGCCAGCGAACGCCACCGAGAGCTGGAGGAGCGCCTCAACCGGGTCGCGGGCGGTGATGCCCAGGGCCTTGAGCAGTGGCTCGCCTTGGGCGATCGCTCGGTTCAGGTTGGTGAGCGGGAAGGTCGCTGAGTCCGCCGACAGCCCCGCGTCGGTCAGCACCTGGCGCAGCACCTGCAGGTTCGGGATCGAGGCTCCGGTCGCGCGCTCGATGTTCTGCAAATGCTCGACGTCGTCGGCGAGGCTCTTGCCCATGAACAGCGCGGCGCCGCCGGCGGCCGCGGCGGCGGTCGCTACCAGGCCGAGGGCGAGCCCCGCGGGCCCGAGGCCACCCAGGAGCCGCTCCACGCCCTGCAGCGGCTGCAGCACTCCCTGCAGTCCGGGGACCATCTGGTTCAGCTGCTGGGTGACGACGTCGAGCCCTTGGCGCGCGCCTCGCAGGGCGCCGGTGACATCGCGGCTCGCCTGTGCGTGTTTTTGGGTCCCGACTGCGGCTCGCTCTTCGGCGTCGCCCTTGGCCTGGACTGACCCGGCGGCCTGGCGAGACGCCGACGCCTCATCGATCTGTGCACCGGCGGCGTCTCGGCTTCCCGCGGCCAGGTCGCGACTCGCATCGGCGGCAGTGCCGATCCCCTGGGTAGCGCCCGCGGCAGCGCTGCCTGCGACGCCCTCGGACTGCGCCAGGGCCTCAAGGGCGGTGCTGGCGACCCCGAGGTTCTGGGCCAGCCGCGTGGCCGCCTGGGGCGCGATCTCACCGGCGACCTGGGCGAACTCCTGGAGCGCCGCCTCCCCATCTTCCCCGCCGGCCGCGATGCGCTCGAAGATCTCGGACAGGTCGATCCCCTGACCCTGTCCGGCTCGGAAGACCTCGATGAAGCCGGCGGCGACCCCGGTGAGGGCGTTCTCGACCTCAGCCGCGGTGCCGGCGAGCGGGGCGAACTCCTGTCGCAGGCCGCCGAGCTCGCCCTTGAGCGCGCGGACATCCCTCAGGGCGTCACTGCGGCTGCGTATCAGGATGTCGATCAGGTTCTCAGCCATCGTCTCTTCCCAGGCCCGTCCTGGCCTCGATCGATTGCAGCTCCAGGAACCGGAGCTCGCCGACTTGGAACGTGGCCAGCAGCCGCCGTGCTTCCTCCTGCGTGATCTCTAGGCCGAGCACCTCATGGGGCCACTTCGGCAGCCGGCACAGCTCCATCACCCGGCGGGCGAACGTCCCGCCCTGCTGGCTCAGGACGAAAGGAGCCGAGCCCGTCGAGCCTGGAAGGGCCCGCGCCGGCGAGCCGGGCGACCTCGCGAACGATGAACAGGCGGTTGCGGAAGTGCAGCTGAGCCCACAGCACCGCCCCCGCGCGGGGACCGTCGAACGAGATCGGCGGCTCGCTCTGCGCACCGAGTTCCCCGAACAGAGCGCGGGCCTGCTTCTCGAGCTCCGCGGAGGTCTCGAGCGTCTGTGTGGCGACGCGATTCAGGAGCTCGCTCGCCGAAGGCTTCTCGGCGGGATCGACTTCGGGTTCCGCCTCGTCTGAACCGAGCAGCGGGGGGCCCTGGAAGAACTTGAGGATCCTCTCCAGGGGCGGAACGCCGAGCCGCATCCGGAACGGCGATCCGTCCGCGGTCTGCGGCACGGGGAGCGGAACGGTGCACCAGACCAGTAGAGCCAGGTCCTCGGCGCGTGAAGACTTCAGGTTCGTGTCCATCGTGCTTCCTCCTTACGAGAGAAAAACCTCCGGGCCGCGGCCGCCACCAGGAGAGGTCCGCCGCGCTTGCGCCGCTCGCGAGGACCCGGAGGTCGCTTCGACTACCACATCGTTCCGGATGCCTGATTGTTCTCGATCGTCATCTTGAGCGCGCTGGCGTTGGTGACGTCCTTGATCGCGTTCCAGGTGACTTCCTGCAGCACGACGCCGTAGCCGCGCACCGGGTGCTGGTAGACCTCGATGTTCGCGGTCCCGATGTCGAACGTGATGCGCTTGGTGGCCGCCGAGCCGAACACCAGCTTCGGGCTGCCGACCGTGAACGCGCGCGCCGCCGCGTGCAGGGTCTTGGTCTTGTAGATCTTCCGGAAGACCGCCTTGATCTCGAGGAAGTCGTTACGGAACGGCTCCTCGATCTGGACCTGGCCCAGAGCGCCTTCCTCTTCGACCGGGTTACGGATCGTGATCTCGAAGCTGCGCAGCTTCACGGTGTCCGCCGTGCCGTCGTCCTGGGTCGTGGCTTCCTGCGTCAACACCGGCACCGCGGTGAGGGCCGTGAGTGCGCCGGTCGGCGTCTGATCCTCGGCGTAGTCCTCGGCGGTGACGTCCCACTCGCAGTAGCAGAGCCCTCGCTCTCCATCGCCCTGCTCACCGGAAATGCGCACCCCGGTGAACTTGGCGCCCTCGAGCACGGAGCATTTGCCGGTCGGGATGTCTCCTTCGATCGCCTGGATCGCGAGGCTGTTGAGGATCGACTTCTCGGTCAGGGTATGGACGTAGGGCCCGGCGCCCGTGGTCGAGGCACCCAGAGAGCCGAAGGACGCCGTGCCGAATAGGGAGTCCCAGAACAGGCCGTAGCTCTCGTAATCGAGCCGCGTTCGGATCCGGGCGCGGACGCGACGCCGGCCCTGGTACTGCGCCGTGCGCGAGACGGAGTTGTCGAGCGTCGGATCGAGGATCACGCCGGTCTGCAGCGTCGGCGTGGACTCGATCAGCCCGCCGCGCCGGGTGGAGGCGACCGCGGTTCCCCAGGTCGCCTCGCGCGCCCACTGCAAGTAGCTTTTGTGCCCAAGAGACTCGCCAGCCATCGTCCACCCCTCCCCGCCCCACGGCCCCAGCCGCGCGAGCCCTTGATTTGCCTACGGGTTCTCCTCGTCCGTCGAGTACAGCGCACGTGTGTGAACCACCGCTTCCACCATGCCCGCCCCACCGAGCTTCGATTCGATCCCCGGGTCGTATCCAGAGTCCCACAAGGTGATCGCGAGATCGCCCACCGTATGGTTCTGCCGGATGCAGCGCCGAATGTCCGCCGCGCCCTCGTGGAGGACTCCGTGAGGATCGGCGCCGGCGTCCGCGATGAAGTGAATGTTGAGCTCGACGAAGTCTCCGTGCATCGTGAGCTCAGTGATCGGCTCGGCAGTTGTTCCCACGCGGACCAGGTTCACCAGGATCAGCGGCTTCGCCATCTCGACGTCGCTGGGGGCAGTAAAGAGCGCGACATTCATCGGCTTGGTCCACCAGGACGTCTCGTCCTTGCCGATCTCCCCGAGCAGCTCGACCACGCGCTCGGCGATCTGCAGCGGCATCGGGCGCGCGCGTTCAGCCACCGAAGCTGCTCCTCACCGCGACCTGAACCTCGCGCTCCGCGATCGCGGCGATCTGCGGCTCGATCTCCTCACGCGTGCGCAGGAAGATGTGCCGGCCGCGGATATTGACCTGGCGCACCAGCAGGCGCAGGAACGTCACCGCCGCGGAGCGCGGGCCCCCGGACTTCACGGCCGCCAGCAGCTTCCCGCCCATGGTGCGGACGAAGAACACGCCCGGAACGTCGCGCAGGCTACGACCGCGCAGCTGGTCGACGCCCTGCGCCGTCTGGCTCGAGGCGAGGGGCAATGACAGGTAAGGCGAGCCGCTGATGGTCCCGCCCTCCTCGAGAAACGCGATATGCGGGTCCGGGGATCCCACCGAGGCGACGTAGTGCTCGCCGAGCCGCACCACCTGGCCACCGGGGGTTATCCGGGCCCGGCTCTGCCCGGAGCGCGCGGCAAGGGTGTCGCCCGCTCCCCCAGTGCGCCCGAAGAACGGGTGCGAGCCGCCGGCGTCGCTCATGCGCATCTTCAAGCGCCGATTGGCGAGTAGACTTCCATCACGCACCGCGCGCTCCTGCGCCTCGCCGAGCTGACGCTCGAAGGTGGCCAGCCCGCGCTCGAGCTCCTCCACGCCGCGGATCTCGATCGCGATCATGCCGGCACCCACCGGCCATTGGTGACGAAGCCGTGAAGGCCGCAACAGTCATATCGAACCGAAGGCTGAAGCGTGATCGGGTCTCGCGCGACGAGCTTCCACGGCTCCTTGGGATAGGGATACGGGCTGACAGGGATGAAGTCCTGAACGGCCTCGCCCCCGCGCGCCGAGCAGGGGTGGGTCAGCAGCAGGCCGACCGGGACTCCGTCATCGATACAGAGATGCTCCTTGAGCCCCTCGGCGAGGCGCAACGCGGCCGTGAGCCCGTGCCCGATGTCGACGGGGGTCGTGTCGCTCATCCCACTCTCCGGTAGGCTAAGAGCCCCTCGCGAAGGTCGTCAGGCAGCTTGAAGCTGGCGATGTGCTGGGTGGCGCTCGCCATTTCGAAGGTGCCGGTGCGCCCGACGGCATCGAGGAAGTCCTGAAAGGAGACCTGCACACCGCGCAGGCAGAGCAGCTCGAGCGCATCCCACTCGTCCCAGTCGCCCTGCTCCCCGCGCGCGGCGGATGGGGGCCGGATTCCGACCATGCACTCGACCCTGATGTTCTGCCAACCCTTCGGGAATACGTCGCCGCTCATGAGCATCAGCTTCGCCTCGCCCGGCGTGGTCTGACGCACGATCCTCGCCGCGGTGAGGTCCAGGGTTGTCTCCGCCCCATCTCCGTCCAACGACTTCGCCGAGTAGACGGCATGCAGCGGCGACTCCGGGATCCGCAGCGTGTCCGTTCCGTCGCCCGAGACCGTCATGACTTCAGAGCCGAACACAACCGAGGTCCCCGCTAGCGCCGCGGTCACTGCCTTGTCGAGGTCCAGCGAGGAGTCGCTCGCGATCTTCTCGATTCGGCTGCCGAGCTGAACACCCGCGCCGGCGGCATCGTCGTGGATTTTGAGCGCATTGAAGCCGGTGCCGGTGAGCGTCTTCGTGGCATCGGTCGCGGTGCAGCTGATGCTTGCGGGGTTGCGAAAGGTCCTCACCTTGAGCACACGCCGCCCGGTGTAGGCCTGGAAGCGACCGGTGACGGAGTTGATGAACAGCGGAATGAAGGGGATGGCCTGCTCCTCCAGCCCCTTCGCCCGCTTGAGATAGCCGGTCGCCCGTGACTCGCTGGTCAGGGCGTTCGGACTGATCTCTTGGATGGCTTCGACCACCTAGCCCTCGACGATCTCGAATGGCCCGCGGCCGTCGACGCCGGCGCCGTAGTCCTGGATGAGCTGCTCGGCCTTCTTCCTGGTGACGATTCCGGTCTGCCCGGCACCGATGAATCCTGGCCCCACGTAGGCGTAGTCGGATCCGTACCACGCAGCCTCACCGTGGTTCAGGACCTTGACCGGCTGGAGCGGATTGGGCTCGATCACCACCACCTCAGGCTTCGGCGCCGCCGCTGCCTCAGAAGCAGGGGCCGGCTCTTCGGTGGGTGCTGACTCAGGAGCTTCGGCGCTCATTTCCTCCGGTGGGTTCTCCGGTGGGTTCTCCGGTGGCCGCTGCGTCTTTGCCATGATCCTCTCCCCGTGCTTGATCCAGGAGACCCGGGGCGCGGAAGCGCCCCGGGTCGTCCGTTAGGTTTACGCCAGCTTGGGCACTCCGGTGCCCTGGCCGATGAACGGGTGAACCGTCGGGTCGTAGACGCGACCCCAGTCGCCGCGCGCGACCGCCCGCAGCACTTCCTGGTACTCGAGGAAGCGGTAATCGCTCGACATCTCGATCGAGACGCCGAGCCGGCGGCCGAACTTCACGGCCTCGGTGAAGATGTGCATCAGCACACCCCGATCGCCCGCGCCGGTGTCGATTCCGTTGCCGTCCATGGTCTGGGTCAGGTTGTTCGACGTGATCACGTCACGATCGAACATCTGAGCGACCACGCCGGTCCGGAACGTTGCACGATCGCCCGCCTGACCGAAGGTCAGGACGACGTCGCGCCCGGTGGAGGTCTTGAGCACCATGAGCTGGGCAAGGCAGAACACGTTGCACGCCCACACCGAGCGACGCGGGCGGTTCCCGTAGTTGCCCTGCTGTCCGAAGATGCGGACCAGCGACTCGGCGGTGATCCCCGCAGACAGATCGACGTCGGCGAGCAACGCCGCGTCCTTCATCTGCTTGTACCAGTAGCGCAGTCCGTCTCCGTTGTTGCGGATGTCGTCGGTCGCGATCGTCAGGCCGGTGTCGATCTGAGCGGTCGCCTGGCCGTTGATGAGCCATTGCTCTTCGCCGTTCGCCATGGCGTAGGCGATGTCGCGCATTGCCCAGTCGGCGTTGGCGAGGGCGTTGTCCTGGAGCCAGTTCGGGCTCAGGACCGCAGCCGCCGCGTAGAGCTCGGCATCCAGCGTGAACTTCTTGGTGACGAACGCGCTGGCCTTGATCTTCGCTCCCGACGTGTCGCCGACGTCGGTCAGGTTCTCGACCAGTCGGTACGCGATGGTGTGCGCCCCGAGCACTCCCGAGTCGACCGTCTTGGCGGCCATCGGAATCGACTCGAACGCGCCCGGCAGGACGATCTCCTCCTCGACCATCGGATAGAGCCGACCGGAGAGGATCGGGCCCGGCACCCAGTTCTTCCCTTCGTCGGCGTTGGTCTCGTTGATCGCCGGCCCCAGCCGTGTCGAGTGCACACCCTGGCCGATCTCGAGCGCGAGCGCCTTGAACTCCGCGGCCCAGGGCAGCCCTTCCCAGCCGCCGTTGGCGTTGAAGAACGGATCGCGCCGCGACAGCGTCGTCACCGCCAGCGAGAGCACGTCGTGGAGCTTGCGCAACCGCTCGATCTTGCGCGCCGCGTGCTCTTCCTGAATGTCGAGGTGCGACATGGGCACGCAGGTGAGGTTGAACTGGGCGAGTGACATGCGCGCGAGGTATCCATTGGCGCCGCCCTCGTGGATGCTGCGGGCACGCATCGTGGCCTCGCCCTGAGGATCGAAGCGCAGCTGCAGCGATTGGAAGGCGCGCGGGTTGAGCCCGCCACCGACCGGGTCCGTTCCCTTCTTCGCATCGAGCTGCTTGCGGTAGTCCTTGAGCGCCTTGTCCTGCTCGTCGATCACGGTCTGCATGTCGGCCGTGATCTTGCCCAGCGCCTCCTTCCACTCCGGCGCGTTGGGCCCGAACTTCTCGAACAGCTGGCAGGCCTGGTAGCGCAGCGCCTCCATGTAGCCGATCACGTCCCGATCCACGTGATCGGGGTCGATCTTGATCGACTCGTTCAGGTTGAAGGTGCGGCCGCCGTGGTCGAACTTGACGAGCTCGACCTTGGCGCCACCACCACCGCCGGCTGCATCGAGGTGCATCCCGCTCCCGCCGCCTGGAAGCCGAGACGCCATGCTGATCCGATGCCAGCGCCGCGGGCCGTGACCCATCAGACGCTCGATGCCGGCAAACTTTCGCTGAGTCCGGTTCATCTTCCACCCCTCCCTTTCCCGTCCCGAACCGGCCCAGTGCCGGCCACCCTGCCCGACTTAGGCGCGGGCCAACCCTGCTGCTTACGCCCCTGCGGGCGTGGACTTCATGAAGCTCTGGAACTTCTCCCGCCGCTCCCGGCGCAGCGCCACGCTATTCGGGAGCAACTGGTCCCAGGAACACCGGCCCATCGGCCTCAGTTTGGCGAGGCGCTCGAGCAGCTCGACGTCGGGATCCGGAGTCTCGCGAGAGGCCGCGAGACGGAATCCGGTTCCGTCCACCATCCCGGCGTAGACGTAGGACCACTCGTCGAGATCGGTGACCTTCCGGATCTGCGCCAGCGCCTTGCCCTGGCCCGGGTAGACCTTGCACATCGCATGTTCACACTCGAACGGGTCCTCCCCGCAGATCGAGCAGGTCATCGTGTCGTAGTAGAGCCCGGCGCTTGCTTCCTTGATCACGCCACCGTCGACGTTAGA